ACCGGCTCGGTCGTAGTAGAAGTCGAGCACCTTGTTGCCGTGACCTGCGAAGAACAGGAGGAACTGGTCGGCCAGCTGTCGGATGGACTGGGGTGCCAGCACGTACATCGACTTGTGGATGCGGTAGAGCGACGGGTTGTCGTACTGGCCGATAACCAGGGAGGTCTGATTGCCGAAGTCCATGCCGGCTTCGATCGGTCGATGCTGGTGGAGGTAGCGCAACTGGGACGAATTGGTAGCTGCCACACCATCGGCCGTGCCGTCGTAGTACTTGTGGGTCTCTGACCACAGCGTGTAGAAGCGAAGCTCTCGCTTCAGGCCCGGGCGCATACCGAAGACCGACTTCATTGCCTCGTGCATCTCGAGCGTACCTGAGAGGAGGCGACGGATGTACTCGACCGTCAGGATCTGGACGTTGACCAGGGAGGAGGCATTGAAGAAGAACGTCTGCCCCTTGCGCATCTTCCAGAGGCCTGCCTGCAGTCGGTCGATGCGTTCCTGCTGGCGACGGATGCGAAGCTGTGAAGAGTTGGCGCGTCGCTTTATGGACTCCATCTCGAGCAGTTCCTCGTTGAGGGCACAGGCCACGCGGGCGATGTTGTAGATGCGGTCGGCATCCATCTCGTCGGCATAACGGAAGAACCAGTCGAACTCTCCCTCGGTGATATCAGGCATGTCGGTGGTGATGGTGATCCCGAGGAACAGCACCGAGTTGCCGTAGGCCAGCGCATCGCCTCGAAGGATGGGGAAGGCACGGTTGACCTTTTGCTCCTTGTCGTACTTGGCCTCGTCCATGAAGAGGTGGACCACAGACTTGCCTGCGAGGAGCGAGGGATTGTCCAGGGAACCGAGGAAGATGACGCAGCCGTTGGGGAACGATATCGCGTTGCGGTAGTCATCGACGATGACCGAGCAGCGACGGCGCCATGACTCGGGAGGGCGCTTGTACTTGATATAGTCGCGGCCCTCTGCCCAACCGAGGAGACCCCAGCCCTTCTGGACGGCCGGCATGATGTTGTCCTGAAGGTTGACGTAGGTGTTCGAGACGAAGGCGAAGGCTGCACCCGGCATGTCATAGACACAGCGGTAGGAACGTAGGGCCTGGATGACCGTTGACTTGGCCAGACCACGGCCACCTATGACGACCATGACCGTCGTGCCTATCCAGTCGGTGAGGACCTGCAGGATGTGGCAGTAGCGGACATCCGTCTCGGGCGTTTTAGCTGCCCTCTTGATCGCCGAAGTTCTTCTGGTCATATAGGAGTCGCTTCTTGAGGTCCATCTTCGCCACGCCTGCGTCTTCCTTCAGGTTTTCGCGGACAACCTGCGGAATGTTAGGCACAGAGTCGATGATCTCGATGATCTCGGCCTCGTCGGGTTCGGGCAGACCGAGGTCAGAGGCCTTCGTGGTGTAGATAACGGTCGATGGTGGCGGGAGTTCGTCGGCTGCTTCGGCATCAAGTTCGGCAGCCTTGTCGGCACCTCTGAGGTGTGCAGCCTTCTCCATGATGGAGACGGCCAGCTTGAGGTTGCCGATAGCGACAGCGGCCTCGGCCAGCTTGTCGAGCTTCTCGGCGTAGAGATTCGCCCACGCCTTGGGCGTGACGTTATCGACAGCGTAAAAGAAATTGATGGAGTCGTTGAAGATCTGACGGGCTGTCCAGTCGGTGACACCGTACTGGTTCTTGAGCAGCTTGATGATGCCGGCCTTGGTGATGGGTTTCCCTTCGGGTGTCATGTGCCGGAGATTCAGACCACGCACGATGTCCATGAGCTCGTAGTATCGCTGCTCCTCTGGTGAGAGCATCGAGATGGAGCCCGTGGTCAATACCTGATTGATGCGGGTCAGGTCTATCGATCGAAAATCTATCTTAGACACCGATTGTGAACTCATCGTCGTCGATTGCTTCTATGATGGCGTAATAGTGGTTGCGGTTGCAGATCTTCTGATAGGCTTCGATGGCGTCGGGGTCGCCACTTTCGGCAGCCTTGAGCACTACCCTATCGACGTGGCTCGACTCCTGTGCCGAACGAATGATCTCGTAGAGACGGGTGCCTGAGACCTTCGCCTCGAGGACGAAGGCGCGGGCGTCCTCGGGGTTGAGACCGAGCACCTGGGCGATGCGCTTGGGCGAATAACCCAGCGACACGAGGTCGTACACGGTGTCGGCCTGCAGTGGTGTGAGGGACTTGCCTATCTGGTCGGGCATGGTGGTAGGGATTTAAGCTGCTTCTTTATAACGTCGATGCGGGCGGTGAGCCGGCACAGCTGGAACCGTGCCTCTCCCCTATCGCATGGATGACGTGGAGGATGTGAGAGCAGTCGGTTGCGCTGCTCTGTGAGTCGTGTCAGTTCGAGTTCGAGCGACGCTCTATCTCGGCCTGTATCGCTTCTTTGCGGGCTGTCCATTTGGCGAGTCGGGCTTTGTTCTCCTCTACCTTGTCGGGGTTCCTCTGGATGGCGAGGCTGGCCTTCGAGACGTTGCTCATGGCGTTCTTCATAGCCTTGGCCAGCTCGAAGTCTGACATGGAGGAGATCTCGTCGGTCTTGCCCTGGGCTGCCACCTTGGGATGCTTGCCCAGTAGCTGGCCGTTGTCGCGGTAGTATTCGAGCTCGGCCATGATGGCGCGGTCTTCCAGGAAGTTGTCGAGGACGGTCTCGGTGAGTTCGGGTGCCATCTTGTCGGCGGGGACCTCGGTGAGCTGCTGATGAGCGTCGCGCATCTTGCCGTAAGCCGTGAACAACGTCT